CGAGATGTCTTAGGGTCTCGTGGGCTCGGAGATGTGTATAAGAGACAGATTTTAGCGAACTGGCAAACATTTCTTTTATCCTTTCCCTTACATAATCCTGATATTCATATTTAATCTTCCCGAGTGTGTCATGATATAGAATCCCGTATATCTGCCGGTTATAAATCTGGTAATTACCGTGTTTCTTCATATCCAGGAAGCGGGTATATAATGGAAGGTTAGAATGTGCGATTACTCCTTCGCCGTCCGGAATGACCGAATAATTCGGGTTCTGTAGTGCGGCCATTAATGCACCGGATCGCCCTTGTATGATCTCCCCGGTTCCCTGTACTTTCCTACGCTCACGGCCTTTCTGGTAAATCCGTTTGGTAGCGATATCCAGTTGGGCTTGAAATATGTCCTGTATTCCACGCCCGATCCGGTCGGTAAAAAAATCCGTTTTAAAATTCTCGGCCATTCAGTTAGAATCTTGTTTTAAATGAGAAAGCCAGGCTCCACCCTGCAAACGTCCGGTAAAAGCCGGATTCCGGAAGAGTGGAAAGGCTGGTTAAATCCAGTTCCTTAGTGACAGGGCAACCGGTGGCAGAATCTTCTATCAGCATTTGTTTGATACGCTCCATAACCGGCTGCACCTCTTCGATAGTCTCATAAGCCCCTTTACGTTGGGGATCGTACTTGCTCATAAGGAAAATAACGCATAAATTATTTTCCCTCACATTGTCAGCCGAAAGGCTGGCACCCGTTCCCGACGGAATCAGAATAAAGAGCACCGGACATTCTTCTTTTGATAGCCCCTGTATCGTCTTACTCATTTCCTCGTCAATGGTAACGGGTAGCACCTTCTTTATTTCAGGAATACGTTTTTGTACGCCTTCCCAGTATTCACGGTAAACCTTTATATCTATCATATCGTCAATCCCTGATAACGTTTCGCCTCCCATTCACGGCGGGTAACAAGCCCCGGAAGAATCTTACCGCCCCCGTATATCCACTTTTTAAACTCTGCCGGTATGGATGGCTCATACGCATCCGCTCTGATCTTCTTATAAAGCGTTGATTTCTTGAATTTTCCGATACCTACATTAAAGCAAAAGCTTACTACCGCGTCAAACTGGTACTGTCCCAAATGAAGGGGAAGCGCGTTTACCTGGTTTTCTACCGCCCTGATATCCGATTCAAAGAAAGCGTCGGCCCGGGCCTCGGTGATAACATCTCCCGGTTTTACGCCGGTTGTGTGACCGTAACCGATCGTACATACTCCCGCGGCACATACATACGCTTTCAGGCGTAGCCCCTCAAATTGCTTAATCTTGTTTTTTGTTCCTGTTGTTGTTCTCATTTCTTGTTACGTTTTTGGTGTAAATACTCAAACTTACATTTATACAGATAAAGTAATACATCCCAAAAGGGTGTATCGTCCACCTCCTTCTTATTACCGAACACGCCGGAAGCCGCCACTTCAAAGACTATTCCGGTCCAGCCGGTTTTATCGTCCGCCTTCCGGTCCTCGGATGCCAACTTCTGAAATAATATCCGAAAGTCAATATCTTCACCACCAATATAAACCGGTCCGGAAAGAACCATTTCCCAAACAGCGGAAAAGAAGTTTACCGCATGAATGGCAAGCAAGGAAGGAACGGCCGGCATCTTCTCCGGGTCCTTGTACCGGTAAAGCTTTAATGTGATATCCTGGAAGATTTCATTTATAGCCGGTTCGTCTTTTTCTGTCGCCGCCTGCTTGCTTTGCTGCAACAAATCCAGGCAATCACAAAAGTTACCGAAAGTAAGACCGTTCAGCATGTCACCGACACCATGCCAGCTCCCAAAATCCTGCATCAGGTTACGCCCGGTTTTCAGAATGGGCGTAACGATCCGCTCGCCCTCCTTACCGGTCGTATAAGAGAAAAAGCCGTCCAGCTTTTCCAGTTGGCCGTCCAGCTCCCGGATGATCTCACGCCGGTACATGGTGTAATCCGCTTTCATGCCCAGAAGGAAAGAAAGCCATTTTACGCGGAACTGTCCGGGGCTGATCGTACCGCGGTTCATCAGTACCGACAATATAAGAAACTGCCGGTACTGCTCACTGCTGACTTCATCCAGGCATGAAGGAACCTCCGCCGTCTTACTATTATATGTAAACTTCTCCATGTCCGGACATTAAAAGGTTATTCCTTTGGATTGTACGGTAACACCCGGTATATAGTAATCCACCGTTTCCGACTGCGCATCCAGTTCCCTGATGATATCCTGCAATACATCCAGGTAAGCCGCCGCGTCCTGCTCCAGACTGTTAGCAACCGATTGCCGGGCCTCTTTTTCCGCCCGCAATTTATCCCGTACGGTTGTGCTCTGCTGTACCTGTACGATTCCATTGGGTAGAACTTCCACCGGTAAACGTTCAACGGCCTTTTTTATGGTGAGAAGTGCAAGCGGGCGGCGTACATACTCCAGCAATTTCTCCGTTAAAACGGTATCGCCTTCAATCAGTTTATTATAACGGTTCCGGGTGATAACAGGTATTATCTGCCCGTCCTGGACTTCCCGGATCATAGGAATAAGCACCAGAAAAAGCCGGTGACTGCCGATATTGTAATATTCATCGAACGTTTCCTTATTCTGGATTAGAAGCCGGTTTATAGCCTTTTTCTTAATGCCGTTCATCCAGAAATCAAACTTTTCGCGGTCCATTAACTCCACCAACGCGTCTACGGCTTCATAAGCCAGGTTCCGGATATTCTCTTCATCCTTGAACTCCTGTAAGGCGGTCATACCCGTTTCATTCTCTCCAAGGTGTTTGCCACGTCCGGCCGTTCCGTGTTGTGCGTCTAAAGTGGGAATGACCTTTAACCAGGTAAACATTGCCACCGCCTGCTGCATCAGCCGCAAAGTTTCCGCCATGCCGTCCGGTTCCGTACCGTCCGCATGATCTTCACGGTAATACTTATCTACCGCGTCTATGGGTTCCGTTCCGATGATAGCCTGTAAATCCCGAATACCCAGCGGTAAGATAGGTTCCCACTTGGTAAAATCAAGATCATTATCGATCAATCCCAGAACACGGACTATTTCACCGGCACCGTCACCGCCTTTATTAAATAACTTCGTCATTTGCTCGGTCTCTTTTTAATGTATATGGTTTCCAATTATCAAAATCCTTTGTGAAATTGTTTATTTCATCGTAGAACTCCTTATAAAAGCGGGCCAGCCCGGTATCTATCGTTATACAGGTCTGCTCCGTGCGCGGATTGGTGTTCACATTGGCCGAGCTTTCTATTACAAAATCAAAAGCGTTACCAAAACCGGCCATTACTTTAGCATGATTACGGAAGATGCAGACACGTGATCCGAAACGTTCCGCCACCTTCTTTAGGTATAAATAAACATCCGCGTAGGAACCTTGAAAGATTTCACCTACATAAAAATCCGCGTGCCCTATGTCTTTTCTCTCCAGCCATTTCTCCACCTCCTTAACATCGGTAATTGCCATACACCAGGTAGAAATCAGAACATATTCCACCGGTTGTTGCTTCACGATCACACGAAGATAAGTAAGGCTGTCAACGTCCCCATGACTGATACAGTGATAAGACGCCCCTTTCTCAAAATGCCAGGGCAAACACTCTTCCAGGTGCAGCTCCGATTTTATCCGCCGGTCAAAATGAACGTTTTTCGTCCGGCGTGCCTTTATATGCTTGTCCGGGGTGTTATCGGCCCGGTTCTCTTCCGGTTGCCGGTCGCTTACCGGTTCTTCCGGCACATCTTCCGGTTTCGGTGTAAAAAACAGACTACGCATTTTCTTTCATACGGTTAGAGGGTGAAACGTTCTGTTCCGCTTCCACTATGGTACGATAAAGCCCTACTTTCGTTGCGGTACCCGGAAAGTTGGCATTAATATACTGCTGTAACGGCTTACAAAGGATCATGTCCGGAATAGCCGTTTCAGAAGCGTTATACACTTTCAGGCTGTATAATTTCTCCGATCCGGAAGAAAGTTTGTTTTCTATAATCAGATTTGAAAGTACCGGATCAAGACCGAAGCCGGAAGTGGCGGCAGCGTCCGCCTTATTGGATATCTTAATCTGGGCGTCCACATAATCCTTTATCTTCTTATCCAGTGGTTCCACCGTCCAGCCCTCAAAGTTATTCGCTTCCGGATTCCAGAATTTGGTCGTGTGCATGTATTTTCCGGCGTTCTGCCTTCCGGTAATGTTGGAGGCGAATTTCTCCATAGCTTCGTCCTTGAAATCTTCCAGCATCTGGGCCGTGTATTTCTCGCCCGTACGCTCGCAAACCTGTTTTATACGTGCTTCCGCGCGGTCCCAGTAAGACTGCGGCGATTCGATATGCAGGGAAATGGCCGAAGCGTTTTCGTTATAGGCGATCAGGATAGCGGCCAGACCGCCGGCAAGCTCCAGCCAGTCAAGCGCACCCAAAAAACGCGGTGTACTCATAAAATCCTTGCAAAAGGAATAGATATTATAATATTTCACAGAAACCGGATATTTGAACGGGTGGGCCGGATCAAAGACCGGGTAACGGTAAGTATAGGCCGGATCAGGATAAGGAAAGTCGCCCACAAGTACTTCCTGCGGTTCATCCTCGCCGTCGGGAGGATATACCAGGCGGGCCTTCTGGTAGGGAATATGTTCCAGCCGTACCAAACGCCCGGGATTGCCTACACGCGGCGCACGGTTCCGGACAAACTTTATAAAAAAGCCCTGCATGTGTGTTAAGTCTACGAGTGAGCGGTGAAGAACCGTCGTGTAATCCCACGACTCCAGGTCGGCGGTTATTTCCGGATCGAGTTTCCAACGCCGGTAAAAACGGTTATTCTCTTCGTCGATCGCATCCTCATACAGCCGCGGGCCTTCTCCCCACTGTAAACCGGCTATTTTACCCATAATACCTTCACCGGCGTAGAATTTATCCAGTAAACGCATGACCTCGCCCGGCATGTCGTTATTGTCACCCATGGGAACGATAAAGGTACCGTTTACGCTGATCTTTCGCGAAAAGAAAGCCCCCCGCCGGTTTAACTGGATGCTGGAAGGTTCCCAACCTTTACCGCGGCCACCGATAGAAAAGGAGATCAAACCCTTGTCGGTGCCGGTATCTATAATTCCAAAGTTGCCACTTCGTCTTATTTCCATAATCTTAAATCGTTATTCTTTTCCCGTTGAACTCCATTACCAGACATTCCCAGCAATTCAGCGGCCGGCCCGTTGTGGTGTCCGTCAGGAATAGTTTATAGCTTGAATTTTCGATGCTTTCATCCGTCGCCTTTTTCCTCAAACGGGCGGCAGTAAGTATCACCATGTCGCCGCCGTCCCGCGTCTGACGGTTCCATTTCCGGAACTTGATAGAAAAGGTACCCCCGGAAATGGTAATCCGCTTCATCTGTTCTACCGCTACATAAAGGTTTATTTTTTCCATAGCCGGCGGATAAAGTTTTTAATACTGGCCCAGTTATCATGTACCAAGCAGAAGGATAGAAAGAAAAACATGAATTTTAGGAACGTCCATAGGCTACACCCGTTTGTAGTCTTTTCTTTTTCCTGGCTTTGTTGCTTAACGTCGGATTTACGGGTAACGGCTGTTTCCGTTTGACTGGTAGTTTCCTTATGATCCCGGAGGGAACTGCTTTGATTCTTTCCAGTTCTTTTTTCAGTTTTTCGGTTACTGAAATCAATTTCTTTAATTCTTCCGAGGCTGTCGTAGTCGATACGGATATGCGTACTATCTTCCCGGTAAACGTCAAGTACGTGCTCCTCATGGCTCGAATCTCTCCGCGCAAGTTCAATAACTCCGTCAGTAGTTGTTTGTTTTTCTTCTCCAGTTGCTTCTGTAACCGTTTTTCGTGTAACAGAGCGAGGAGAACGACAACCGTAAAAACAAGCTGCAAAACAAATAAGAATAAGTAGGTGTACGATTCCATGTCTCATAATTGATTTTAGTTATTAGTGTCGAAAGTGATAGATTTACGGTTCAGGCAATTTTTCACCCCGCAAAGAAACGGTTTCATGATATCCATTACGCGGGCGTTCTGCCTGATATCCTTTTCCATTTCGTTACATTTCTGCTGGAGTTCCCGGTACTGGCTCTCTACATCGTCGATCCGCTGTTTCAATTCCTTACGGTCATTCTTCATATCCTCAATCAGTTCCTGGTAAACCTCCTGTACTGACTTCATGGCGTCAGCTTCCGCCTGTTTACGGGTATACCGGAGAGTGAATAACCAAGTCAGGCCACCCGTGCAAAGAGCTGTAATAATCGCTGTAATTATCGTTTCCGTCATATTAGTAGAGTTGAAAATGTTACATTATAGTCCGGACGATACATACATGCGTCAAATAACCCGCCACGATCCCGGCCAGGTCTGCCAGAATATCCTTCCAGTCCCATTTATTACAGGGGGACATTTCATCCCCGTATTCCTTACCCAGTGAAGCACCCAGGGCAAAGGGAACACCATAATCACCCAACAGGGCACATATAGCGTAATTAATTCCGAAATGCTTCCATTTGTCCGTTCCTATTTTCATAATTTGAATCATTGGTTACTGCAAAGGTGGGAAGAACGGAAACGGACGAAAAGGACATAAAAAAGAGTGCCGGGAACCACCCCGGCACAAACAAACCCTAACCTGGGACTTAAACCCAACGGCTGCCTTTTCAGCCGGTATGCTAAATTGTTAATATTAAGGATTAGACAACTTTTCGATGTCTTTTTTCATCATACGTAATAATTGAATCCTTCTTAACACCTCATTTGTTGGTGTACTTTCATCTCCTTTCTCTATTAGGAAATCGATTAGGTCCTCAATAACTTCGATGTAACAAGCGGAAACCGGTTCCGTCTTAGTTTGCCACTGTGTCAAAATCTCGGCACTTTCATCTGTTATATGTGCGCCGTTTACTTCTATATCTTTCATAACAAATCTTTCATTAAACGTTTTTAATCGGTGTAGTCTCTAAGGTAGTGAAATCAATTATTCCGGCCTGCCGGTATATCCCGAGGGCGACTTTCCTAAACCGTTCGTAATTACGTCTGTCAATGGGCGATAACTGCCACCTCTTCATGTCTTTCATCAAATCCGGTATATTATTGGCACTATTATACAGACAGTTGTTTTTACCGTACTCGTGATGAAGTGATACAGACTGAAAATCACCGGAGAAAACAACCAACCGCAAACGTTCAAGTTCAAGGAAAGCAAACTCATTGTTAACCTTCTCCACCTTATAGGCTCTTAATTCAATGGAAGGCGTGCCGTATTCACGTCTAACGAAAAATAGGATATCAGGATTATTTGTATTCATTTGGCACCTCCTTTTAAGTCTTCTAATTTAATATGTGAAATACTTGTTATACTTTCCAGTACCCCGTCGCATACACTTTTAACCCTTAATCCGCGGGAACCGTCTTTCTTGGGTAAATTCAGGTGATAATACGGGCGATTCCTCCAGAATGTAATCCGGAAAATCCAGCCACGAACTTTAAAAGTAGCATTGCTTATTTTATAATCAATCTGTATCAGATCACCCGGTTTAAATTTACTTTCTTGTAGAAACATTTCCTGTATTTCTTCCTTTTCCTTCTTTATTTCCTCAATCCTTTTATCATTGTTTTGTAATTGAGTAAGTAACACTTGCTGATATTCAGTATATATCATTCGGCACCTCCTTTCTTTTCTATCTGGGGACGCTCTGAAAACCTATATATTCTTTTAACCCGGTAAATGAAAAAATAGGCTACAGGCTTGTCACAGCCGTTATTATGTGTTTTAGTGTCCTGATCTATATGAATAAACCCGCTACCGGAAGATATTTTCAGCGGCATTGTTTTAGGGTATTTCTCGTTCAGCTCCTTTACCTTTGCTTCCAGTTCAGTTTTAAAAGCATCAAAGGAAATTTTATCAGGGCAAAGCGTATTACCAAACTGGTTTGCAAACTCTGCCATTTCAGCACATTTTCGGTTCTGTGGCTTATATTCGTTAAGCTCTATAAAATAAGATATCATTTTCGGCCTCCTTTCCTCGCTTTCTTGGCACGACACACACATATAACTGCACCAATGACAGCCGGTGGATAGATAAAAGTAAGACAGAAACAAGCGATAGCAGATAAGTAATAAGCCCCAGAAGTTGAACAAACAGTACATTCATGTTTCGGTTCCTGAAAATAACGATGTTGGATTGTGTTTACGTCCGTGCTACCAGTACGGAACGAAGGTACATAGCTTGTACCGGATTGAAATTCATTTTTCATAACGGTGTTAATTTTGACTATTTTACATGGGAAAGGCGGTTACCATTTCCCCTAATTCGTCAAAATTAACACCGCAAACCGTCCGAAGATCGGGTTATAAGTTTAGGGAAAGGCAACCGCCTTGTATTAAACAAGCACTTATCGGGCATAAAAAAAGCCCGTTATTTATTCGAGCCAATAACCGAGACTCACCGGACCGCACCAGCGGTGTTAACTTTGACAGGGGCAAATGTCGGCATTAAATTCTGAACAAAAAAAAAAAAAACGTTAATAAAAGTTTATTAGGAAAGAAAGTTTCTCGACTCTACGATTCGTTACTTCGTAACAAAAAACGCCCACCTGATTAAGGGTGAGCGTTACACACTATAATTAATATTCTATTTGTCTTTTAAATTAATTCCCTCTTTTATCTGTTCATCAGAAGTTACCTTTTTACAAAGAATATAGTGATAAACAGGGTCTTTGCTCATTCCTTGTGTAGGTGTAACCGGATAAGCCAGTATTAGTTCCCAACCCAATTTAGCCAAATAGTTAACGGCGTCTATCATTGAATTAAAATTCATCTTTTCACCGTTTTCATCTACTAAAAAACGAGCATTTGGTGTTGCCCATTTTGCCTTCTGGCCGAAATCTACTTCTATTTTTACTTTTGTACCGGTTATATTTCCAGTACCCACGATTTCACAATAAGCCTTATACGGTTCTTGTGCAATGGCTGCCATTGTTAGTATGGCCAATACAATAACTAAAAAAAATCTTTTCATATCAGTAACTTAAAATTAGTGTGTACTTTAGTTTGTACCACCCCGTAAGTCCTGACGGTATATATGCAGTGTAATTTTGACGATTGCAAAAGTACTTAAATATATACATTTATAAAAAATATTACCCCAAAATCAATCAAAAATGAAAGGCAACCGCCCCAAAATACACGGTAATTCACCCAAAAATGGGCAAAAAATGAAACAAAAACACATAAAAAACGCACTTTTTCGCGTAAAATTTTGGTCTAAATGCAGATAAACGACTGAAAAACAGTCAAAAGCCGAAAAAAAATTCAAAAACTAAAAAAATGACACCTTCCGAAGACCGAGCCGCTCAGAAGTCGGAAAGCAGTTGCCCTCCCCCTAAAAGGTGAAATATGACCTCTCCCGGAGGGGTACCCGTAACCTGGTAACACAAAAAACGCCGGAAAACCAATTTTCCAGCGTTACAAGGCAATTACCTTTTATGCCTGTTCTCTATCCATTGATCCACAAACGAGTCGGCCTGCAGCGTCCGCTTGCCTCGTACTAAAGCTATCCAGCCGGGGCGCATCAGTAAGTATTTGAAAGCGTCGGAGAAATTGGTGGATAACATCGGTAGTTTTTTTGGTGCCAGCTTTTCGGACTTCTTCACTTTGAACACTACTTTAGAATTACCCCGGTATTTGATTTCAGCCTTTGCCTTTTCTACAGAACTAACCATTTCTTTACAGTTCACCGCATCAACCAACAGGATAGGCAGGTTCTTGTTGGTACCGCCCATAATCTCCTGCATGAAGTCGTATTCCGCATCCTGCCGGATAACTGCCTGTTTGCGGCTCTTTAGGTTTACGATCCAGCCGGTACGGTTCCCGCTGCCGTCTTTTTCTATGGCGTCTTTGATCTTACCCGCGTAATCCTCCTTCTGTTTCTCAAAGTTATTACCTGCACGGTCATAGTACAAATCCAGTTCTTTGTATTCGTGGTTCTGGAAGAAGGTGAGGAACTGGTCGGCGATCTCCCGGAACCAGCCCGGCGGTATCTCAAAAAAGTTCTTATGTACCCGGTAATAAGCACCGTCCGCCTGACCGATCACCAAAGAAAGCATATTACCGAAGTCCATACCGCCTTCAATCGTTTTATCATGGTGCAGGTACCGGAGTTCCCGCGAGCTGTAAGCGGCTTCCCCAGACGCGGTACCGTTATAATACTTATGTCCTTCACCAAACAACACATAGAAACGTAAATCCCTGCGAAGACCGGGACGCATACCCACCACCGACTTTTTAAATTCGTGAAGCTCCAGCGTACCATTATACAACCGCTTTAAATAATCAATCGTAAGTATCTCAACATTAGCGAATGAAGAAGCGTTAAGAAAGAACGTTTGTCCTTTTCTCAACTTCAACAAAGCCCGGTCGTAATATTCAATATCCCGTTTCAAACGTTTCAGTTTCAAGGGGGAAGGTTTGTTCTTTCTTTGTTCCCGTAAAAGGGAAATTATCAAGTCATTACGTACGCTTGCCGCCTGTACTATTTTAATGATCCGTTCCGGGTCCATTTGCTTGACATACCGGAAAAACCAGTCGTACTCGTTTTCGTCGATATCCGGCATGTCGGTAGTAATGGTTATCCCAAGGAACAAATGGGAATGTCCATAAGTGATCGCATCACCGCGAAGAATAGGCATAGCGCGGTTTACTTTCATTTCCTTGTCGTACTTCGCTTCATCATAAAACAGATGTATTACAGACTTTCCGGCAAGCAGCGAAGGGTTATCCAGTGATCCCATGAAAATAACACATCCATTCCAGAAGCTATAAACATGCTTGTAATCATCCACGATAACCGAACATTTACGCCGCCAGGATTCAGGCGGGCGGGTATCTTTTACATAGTGTACCCCTTCGATCAGGCCCATGAGCTGCCAGCCCTTCTGAACGGCCGGCATTATATTATCTTCCAGGTTACTGTAGGTATTGGCAACAAAAGCGAACGCACCGCCGGGCATTTCTTCCACACAACGGGCGGAACGTCTGGCTTGTATAACGGTGGATTTGGCCATACCGCGCCCGTCAACAGATACAAGGATAGTAGTATCGATCCAGTCTGTCAGAACCTGGATTATATGGCCGTATTTTATCTCCACATCATCGGCGTTACTCACCTTCGTTGTCTTCCCCGAACTCTTTGATATCATACAACATACGTTTTTTCAGGTCAAAAGCTTTAATACGCGCATCCTCTTTTATATTATCACGTACAATAACAGGAATTTCCGGAATCGCATCGATAAACTCTTCCAGTTCCTTACGGTCGATTTCAGGAACACCCAAATCCTTACGGCTGGTAGTATAAATAACCGTGCTTTTCTGTGAAAGCAGTTCCTCCGGTATTTCGGCCTGTTGATCCTTATAACATCCGCGAAGTTCCGCCGCCAGTTTCAGCAGGTTCTTAGCCTCCTTCACATTTCCCATAAGAAAAACAGTATTCGCCCAATTTTCGGCCTTTTCAGCATACAGATTAGCGAAAGCCTGCGGGCGTACGTTATCCTGCGTATAAAAGAAATTGAGACTGTCGGCGTACACCTGGCGGGCCATCCAGTCCGAAAGGCCGTAAGGTTCCGACTTCAAAAGGCGGATGATACCGGCCTTTGTCACTAACTTACCATTTATACGCATACGGGCACGAAGTCCCCGTACCATTTCCATAAGGCTGTAATATTCCCTTTCATCGGGCGCGAGGGCTTCCAGCGTACCGGTAGAAAGAATCCTTTGAATCTGGTTGATATCCACCTTGTCAAAGTCTATTCGTGAGGGCTTAATTAAATTCGTCGTCATCCATTTGTTCGATTAAACGTTCGAAAGTATGTCTTTTCCGTACGGCCTCCAGCTGTTTTATAGCTTCCACGTTTCCGCCTTCCGCCGCTTCATGGAGTTTTATTTCAGGGGCGGCACGTGCTACCAGAATCCCTTCCCGGATCAGGAAGTTAACGGAAGTTCCTACCGTTTCCGCATCCCTGACAAAAAGCCCGGCATCCTCCAGAGAAAGCCCCAGGGAAACGGCTATGTCTTTCGGCGAATACCCTAAAGAAGACAAACGCCGTACATCCTCCTTTTGCTGCGCATCCAGGTAAATACTATCCACCACCGTTAAATCGTTCATACGCATCTTTTATTCGTTTCTGTGCCGTGAAATAATAAATTTCGTCCTGTTCCATTAATACAAAGTTGCGGCCGCTTTCAATGGCTGCCACGGCCGTAGTACCGGAACCGCCGAAAGTGTCCAGGATCAGATCGCCGGGCTTTGTACTGTCTTCAATCAGTTTACGGATCAACGCCACCGGTTTCTGTGTGGGATGCACCTTTTCACCTTCTACCAGTTTCGCACCGGACGCAAAAGACCGGATATTATCTATTATGTTTGTGGCACCGATAGAAACACCCTTTCCGCAATGAAACAAAATAAGTTCGTGTATAAAGGCGTAATGATTACCCGGGCCCGACTGTTTGTTCCAGACGATCATGTTTGACGCGCCTAAATACAAGTCAAACAACGGATAATAGAAAGCATATCCGCGCCAGTCCGTAAAAAAGTACACACAAGCACCGGTTTTCTTTACCCGGTTAAACTCCAGGAACAAATCCCGGTAAAAGGGTTTACAGATAGACAAATCTTTAAAGCTGCCTTTCTGCCCGTTGTGTGTCATTCCCAGGAAATAAGGCGGATCGGTTATTATACAATCTACGGATTTGTCCGGAACACGTTTCAACGCCTCCAGGCAGTCCTCGTTATAAACTTTATTTGTTATCATTGGAAAGTTGTTTAAGCCGGCTTTCTTCTTTTTCTATCCGGAGGGTTAATGTTTTGAGCTGGTGCCCCAGCTCCGAGCGGTCGCAAGGGTGAGAGAAACGGCCCAGGTTCTTTGTGATCCGTTGCCGTTTCCCTGTCAGACTGGCAATAAGTTCAATTACTTTTTTTTTCGCGCCTCGATTTCTTCCTCTATGGCCTTCTGTGTAGTTTCCCACTTTTGGATCAATGCAAGGGCACTCGCTTTCTTCTTCTCATCATCCCCGGCCTGTTCCAGTTTCGCCTTATTCTTTGAAAGGTTGGCGCGGGCGTTATTCAGGGCCTTTTGTATGTCGATATCCGAAAGGTTCTCGACGCCTTTACGGACGGACAAACTTTTTACCTTCTCACATTTACCCAGAATCTTTCCGTTTTCCCGGTAATATTCCAGTTCGTCCCACATTTCGCGGTTAGTAATGAAATTTTCCACAACCGCCTGCGCTTCCTGTGCTGTAGAAAGTGAACTGACATCATCCGGCGTAACCTCCAGACGGGCGAAAGCCTCCTTATACTTCCCGTATGCGGTGAACATGTCGGAAACAAGTATTTTCAGAATGTCGGGACAATCCGGAGAGTTCAGGAAGGTAAATTTCTCGCGGAAACGTATCATTTTGGTTACGGTTTCCGGAGCCGCCTTGTATCGTTTCTCCGCCTCTTCCAGTTCCTCTTCCAGCTCTTCCACACGGTCGGCATTTTCATCCATGGAAAGAACCTTATCCCGGAAATCGGACGAAACGAGTTCTTCCACGCTGACGCCGAAAGATTCGGCAAGTTCCAGCAGCAAATCATCGCTGTATTTTACCGGCGTTTTGGATGTTTCCTCCCGGGCGGGTTCCATTTTTACCGCGGCCGGCTGTTTGGAGTTGCGCCGGATCGTCTTAAATTCACGTTCGGAAAGCCCGGCCAGCTTCCGTAGTTCCTCTAAAAGAATGGCCTTCATCGTTTCCGTTTCTCCTTGCCGGCGGAATGACTTTTTTAACATACGGTTGATACCGTATTTCTCGTACAGTTCCACGCCTTGGGTAAAATTACGCGGACCGGCCAGATAGGTAATAATTTCCTGTTTCATACTATATAAAAATTTGATGATACAAAGAAAAAAGGGGGCAATTACCCCAAAAAGGACAAAGGGTGGCCGGGCATGTGCTGCCGGTCACCCTTTGAATTACATGAAAACCGTTTACTTACGCCTCATAACGGCTTTGTTCAATCCATTTCATAGCCTCCGAACCGTCGTTAAAAGCCCGCAATGTCAGTTGGGAACCTTCGGAAGCGGTAAACGTCTTACCGCCTTTCAGAAGGAAATTACCGCCTTTTTCCACTGTTGGCGCAACGCCCGAACACCCCATAAGGGTAATTACCGATCCATGACTTCCACCGGTAACACCGGCTATTTTGGCCGCACCTGCAGAAAGCTGGTACTGCCCGTCTGTCTGGTAATCTATATCTGTAGCCCCGGCTTCCACTACGGCCACCGGCTCTTCCAGGGTATCGGTACCCCGGTAAATGGCGATATCATCCCCTTTGCTGATCTGGGTGAAAGTAAGCTCGTTCGTATTCGATTCATTGGAACCGGTATAAGATACGGATAACTTACACGGGTTACAGGGCGTTCCGATCAGATCGGCAGGCTTTCCGCTACAATAACGGAGCACAACGATACATTTCTTAGACAGCCAGTTTGTCTTAAACTCGCGAATTTCCTGTTCGTTACCGGGATGATTGAACTTAATGGAAGGCGTATAGCCTTCGGCGTCCGTTTCTCCGTCACTGTTGGAACTGATTTCAGCGGTACCGGGTGTCAGATAAATACCGATCGCATAACGTCCCGCCTTCATTACGATATCCTCTTCGATAACCACGCCGGCATCGTTTCTCGGCGGAAAGGAAAGAATATCGTCAACGTCGTAAATTACGAGCTGATCCTTGGGCTGAATACCGTTACCGGGATTACCGGCCGGCCTTCTTACGCTTGCTTTTACGTATGTCATAACTTAATGATTTATAAGGTTATAAAAAGGAAGGGATAAAGTACCCCTTCCGTTAAAAATTAGCCTCTTGCCACTTCGTAGAATTTACCGTCGGCGGCTTTTGCCAGCTTGATAAACTTACCTTCGGAAAGTGTCATAGCTTCGGTTAAGACAAAGTTTTCACCGGTCGCAATGGTGGAAGCATATTCAGAACCGCTTCCGTAGATCGTGTAAACGACACCGGCTTCCGCATCGGTAAAGTTAGTGATTGCCGTTGCCTTTGTATTCTCGCCGGTAACGAATACTTCACCGTCAAGCAAGGAAGGTGCTGTTTCATCCGGCGCAAACTGCAACGCATCGGAAGAAGCATTTTCGCGGCCGATCTCGATAAATTTACCGTCGGCACGTTTCATCAGTTTAATAACATCCCCCTTGTCGGGATGCCAGGCCTCGGAAATAAGTTCAAAGTTTCCGCTTTTCTCAATCTTAACGCCTTTATCCACGCTTCCGCATTTTAGGGAAATAACCGTACCTACCGGAGCGTCTTCAATATCGGTAATCGTAAATTCGGCCGTATTGGCTACGGTAACAATGGATGTATGAAGTTTGGCCGACGGGTTCTTGTCCTTGTCAGCATCCACGAAGTAAGACGCCGGGCGGTCATACTCATTACAGAAGATCATCTGGCGCGTATAGTCCATATCTTCTTTCTTGGTGTACTTGAATCCCACGGCAATAGCCCAGATACTTTCACGCCAGTTACTCCAGACTTTCAGGCTCCAGTCTTCCTGCTCCAGGTTGAAAGCCGTCATTTCACCCGGCTTATCCTCGTAGGTTTTAATGTTACCTTCAAACGTCCAGAAGATACGGTGGTGGTTGTCAGCATTGGGAACCGGAATAATCTTCACCGCCGGATATTCCTTCACATACATGATGTTAGCCTTGTAATCCTGGTTCTGCCCGTAATGCAATTCATTGTATTTATGATACAATACAATAAAGTGCGAAGGCATATAAAGTGCCAGGTTACCGCTGTCACGAAGAACCGCCGGGATCATGGAAGTACCCTTGTACACTTTTTCACCGATGTTTGCTTCGGTAATTTCCCCCAATTCGAACGGCTTGATCTGGTAAACGAGTTTTCCGTTATTGATATCGGTATGTCCGTTCACTTTCTTGTTCAGGAACTCATACAGTCCGTCAGCTGCAGCAAGTGCTTTGCCGGGTTCGTTCAGATTCGGGTCCTTACGGATTCCGTTAATACGGCGTTGTTCACGCTCGTTATGCAACTTTTTGGCGGTTTCGGCCAGGATATACTCGATAAAAGACCACTTGATAGGGTTTGAACCTTCCTTGTTCAAAGTGCCGATCCAAGTTTTCTCCAGGGCCTTTAAATTTTTGAAACGGTGTGCAAACATCACGTTGAACATGCGCAGGGTTTCATCGTCGAACTCGTAGGAACCTTTAGTCACCTTATCGAAGTCGGATTCCTCATTACCGGCCTGTGAAAACTCACCCAGCCAGATATTAACCAGCGTAGCCAAATCCTGATAACCGGATTCAAGCGGGAAAATACTTTCAATGGAAGGAAGTTCCATTAAAAACGACTGCAAACGCTGCTGCCAGGGAATACGGTAAAAGGCCCCGAGGTCCTCCTTCAAACGGCTGTAGTCAATGGAACTTGCTTTCGGAAGAGCGATCATTTCAAAACCGGCAGCCTCCATTAACGCAGCTTTAGCGCGAAGGTTATACGGGCGGTCCTCCAGTGAGAACATTTCACCCTGCAAGCCCCCCAGCTGCTTTTCGTCCTGGAGATTGAATTTCCCTTTACCGTCCGCCTGGGCGTTGTGTTGTTTCCCTTTGCCCGGATCATCTTCCGCAGCGGCCGAAAGTTGAGCGATAATACCGGAAAGCTTTGTTATTTCGGCATCCTTCTTGGCAATTAACGCGGTGTTGTTCCGGTTCTCGTCACGCTGTTGCGTCTGCAAGGCTTCAAGCTGTTCCTGCGCTTGTGTCAGACGTGCCGCAGTGTCACCCAACAAACCACGAAGGAAAGCGGTAGTTTTAGGTTCCTCGGTTTCCTCTCCCTGGTTCCCGTCTTCGGATTCGTCCTGGAAATCGTTTTCGAGGGACGCTTTAAAGTCCGTGAGGAATTTTTCGGTAAAACCGTAATTTTTCAGTTTTGCCACTTCCTCGACCGTGATAGAGTTTTTGTCCTCTACCTTGCTCCATTCCGACAGACCCAGCAGGGCCAGAATGTGAGCGGAAAAGCTCTTAAATTTCATATATACAAAATTTTGAAGTTAATACTATATGTTATACATCTCATTTACTTTTCTGACGGTGGCCTGTGCCAGTACCCACTTTACAGCGTCTTCCAGCGTGCCGAACTGGTCTATATAACCGTTTGCCACGGCTACGTCGCCGGTGAATATCTGTCCCCGGAAAAGGGGAAGTTCCGGATCGTAGGCAATACCCAGATTCCGACTGATCGCATCACAGAAAATACGGTGCATGACTGCCAGACGTTGTTTTATAGGCTCTTCGTTGTTCTCTTTTTCAATCGCGCGGGTTTCATAGTTTTTCAGATCGGCACTATCCGGATAGATTTCCCGGTAATCAATGCCCTGTTTCCTAAAATATTCCTTAAAAGATTGGTAAGTAAGCATGATCCCGACGGAACCGACTTCACACATAGGGGAAGCGATAAAGGTTCTACCGGCGGCGGTTCCCAGCCAGAAATGGGCACTCCCCATGGTACCGGCCACATAGGTAGCTATAGGCTTGGAAGATTCGGCAATCATTTTAGCCGCCAGGTCCACATGTGCGACCATACCGCCCGGCCCATTGATCCAGAGTACCGCACCGCAAATCTTAGGATTATCGAAAACATCCCGGAGCTGCTTTTCCAGGCGGTAAGTCTCCCAGGAATACAAGGTGCCTTCCAGGATAATGACGGCCACACTGTCAGCCGGCAATGTCTCATCGTCCAGTTCCCACCGGTTGGCAAGGTAAGGCGTAGTAGCGTAGGCGGTTATTTTATTATTGTCGAGCCGTTTTTCGATCGCATCCAGGTTGCCGGCTGCAACACACGGCACAAGTAAGGAAAGCAACCGGTAATAATCATTATCAGCGATTGCCCAAGGTGCTGTAAAAATCTCCTGTATTTTGTCCACGTTCTCTTTTTTACGGCAAAGAAAACGCCTATATAATAGGTAGAGAAGGACTGAAAGGAACCTACAGGAACGCATCAACGCCCGGACCCGTACCGGACAGGGTGCAGTTATACAGGCCCCCGCCGATCTCAAAAGAAAAGGTAAGCGGGTAATCGGGAGAACCGGAAACACGGGTGTTACCCGTTTCGTCAGTATAGAGGGCGACAAAGGGCGTCGCTTTCAGGTTTTCCAGGTAAAGCGTCTTATTTTGCGACACGTCGGCAAGCTTGAAGGTATGTTTTTTAGTATAGACGTCTTCATTTTTGCTGTCACCCGGTTTTAAGGTTCCCGGTACGATCATAAGAATATCAGGTTTTCCGATAGAGCGGATAACGACTTTCGAGAGCACGACGCCAAAATGGATAATGTTGTAAACGGGAACCAGTTGCAGGCTATGGGCGGCGGATATTAACTTTCTTGACATAATTACAGATATAAAGCATTGATAATCAAACATTCAGCATTTTTCGGACGTTTTTCAGCCAAAAACCGGACAAAAAAGGACAAACAGATACAGTTGGTAGGTAAAAAATAACTTGCTTTTTTACACTTTTTTTCGGTTATACGCCCTTTTCTTCTTACGCCTGAAACTGTCCCGCCACCGCTGGTAGTTTTTCAGCAGCCCGTCTTCCTGAATGGAAGAGATATCATACTTTTTCAGGAAGGTAAAAACGGTTTCCTTAAACTCGATTCCGTGCAGGTGCTTGTTTTCGTCCATGAGTTCGTGCAGCTCGGCCCACATCAGGGCACGCAGACGCTTTTCAAGAATGGCGGTACCGCGTACGGAAATGTAATTGAACTGTTCCGGAGACTTGCCGCCGGCAAAATTGGCCTCCCGGCGGTCAGGCAGCATAAACTCCAGGTTGCCGCGGTCAGCCGGACAATTTACCGGCCGTTTCTCCATGAGATCGTAAACGGTCACATAGATATCGGACGAGGAAGGAAAACGGACGGTACCGACCGTTTCGTCGTAATATTTGCCCCGGACATACTCGGCCAGGTAGGATTCGATCTGTATTCGGGTGGTAATCATAGCAATAACATTCCTTTTTAAAGGCAAAGATATTCCTTTATCGGCTGTTGGTCTGCCATTTACGGGAAAATGTAGGCTTTCAGTCGTCATTTTGATAAATATACTCCGGGAGAATAATTATAATATGCCTTTTCCAGCCGCCACACACCCGACATTTTCTCTGCCAGGCTGTGCTAATATAATTCGGTACTAAATTTTTGTAATTTCGTAACCGGGCAACCGACAAAGGTAAAATCCTGTATCTTAGCAACTTAGTAACGTTACTAATTTCCGTTACAAAAAAATGGCCGGAAAACAGTTTGTAACCGGGCTTACCGGTAGAAGATAAAAAGGCCGGTGTTACAAACCGGAAAAATTCGTAACCGTTTTGTAACTGCAACTTCGTAACCTTTATTTCCTATTTATTTATTTGATTTTCAGACTTTTTTCTTTCAAGCAAACAAAGGTTACAAGGTTACTAAAATTTTGTATGAAATAGAGGTGGGGTATGGGGAGGGAAGCCGGGCGGGACGCATTTGTTTCCATACGAAAAGAGGGACCGACACATTCGTATCTGGTCCCTCTTTTCGTATTTTATACCGGCTCCGATCCGTCTTATACGCGATGTTTGCACCTGCTTAAAATCCATTTCTTTACGTCCGGGGGTATATAGCGGTGCACGACGGCCGTATAGTCCTCGTTAAATTCATACTCCAGGTAGTTGTCGCCTTCCAGGATAAAAACACAGGCCGTTTTGATGATCCATTCGAGCTGCTCGCCCGAATAGCGTTCCAGTGCCAGGACGGTACCGGGTTTCATACGCTCCAGATAGCGGTAGACCTGTTCGGCGAATTTCCGGAACCTCTCGCCGCTGTTCCAGAGCGCGGTAAACTCGGACATGCTGTTTAATTTCAAATGCGCGTTATTCATTCATCCGGTCGTTCATCAGGTACAAACATGAGTGTCGGATCGGCCGGTTCCGTTCCACCACCGGCAGCCGTTTCCGCCGTGCCGCATGAACGCAGATAGATCATGTCGGCGGCCTTGCCGTCGTTATCCTTACGTACAATACGCCCCTGGGAGTTGCAAAGGTCCTTCGGGTTGAGCTCGTCAATGTAAGGGCAAAGGGCCACAAAGCCTTTGAGGGCCTTTGTAAAACGCTGCATCGTGATTTTATTCACACCGGAAAAACTTTTGTAATCAGCAAAAGCCTTTTCACGGACGATAAAGCTGTCCAGGTGCTCGCTGTCCGGAGAGAAATAAGAGTTCGCCCAGTCCTCAAAGTTATTGCCCATATCGGCCTTGTATTTACGCCTGATAATGTTTTCCATGGGCGGAAGCAATTTTATAGATTCCTCGCAAAGGGAAAGGTAAAAACGGCAGCACTGCAAGAAGAAATTTATATCGGCGTTCCACTCGTTCTCGCTGTAAGTCTTGGAAAACAAATCCTTACCGAAATCGTCCCGGATAGAACGCGTTTCCCGGTAGTCGTTATCTTCCGTACGCTGGTGGTAGTAGTCGGAGAATACCAGGTACAGCAAACGGGCTTCCGTAGACGGATCAAAATCAATAGGAACGTAATTAGTTGTAAATCCCAGCTTGGCCGATTCCTCGAAAGGTATAGTAAACGACTGGTTGTTCTTCGGGTTCACGGTCATATCTGATGTGATGATATCGTAAAACAGGCCCGTATTAAGATACCGGTCGCAATCATCCACCAGGATAAAGTCGGTATGCTGGTTTACCTGGTCGAACACATGCGGGTTATCCATTAACTTGGGATTACGGCCGGAAAGCTTGACGGTCTTCATAAAGTAGGAAAGGGCCTTGAACATGAACGATTTGCCCGAACGTCCGTTACATTCACCGTCTTCACCGATCTTGTTATCCATGGCCTGTGGTGCCCAGGCACGCGAAGGGGATTTATAACGGTGCAACATATAGCCGATAGTAAAGATCTTGTTGATAAGGTTCCTTTTCTGTTCGGCCACTTCTTCCGCCGTGAGGCCTTCCCCCTCGATATCGAATTTATGTTTTTCCCGGTAGGATTCCGCTTCCCCCACGCTCTTGTCGTCGAAATTATATTCCAGTTCCTTACGCCAGTAAACGCGGCTCGAATTGATTACATAGCCGAAAAAGTTAGACGGGACGGCATTGATCCGGATATCAAAAACATCGTTCCCCTCTATGTCTTTTTTACGGGAAATGGTAAACATGTCTTCCATTAGACGGACTTTGTGTTTCAGGACGTTTTCTTCCCAAACGTAGTGGGACAATGTGCTGCCGTTGGCCGGATGCTCCTTTATACCGGTACCGCTTACCTCCATGCTGCAACCGGGAAAGAAGAACATCTGCGTATTATGGGTATAATTGGTAAAATCCAGTTCGATCTCCTGCAAGTTGTCCAGGGCCGTATCTGACAGTTTGGGGCTGTTCAGAATAAGATTCCTTATATCGCGGGATAAAAAGCTCTCTTGGGCCCACTCACGGATAAACTTCCGGATATCCTTTGCCTTTATCAGTTTTACGATATTGCCGGTAATACGGATGTATTTCGTTGAACTGGAATTTTCATCATGAAGCGAATAGAAACCGTTAAGACGTAAAAAGTAGTGAAGGCAGTCCGCGTCTATATTGTGATCCCATTGCCGGGATTTCTCGTTAAACTTGGAATACCAGAATTTGGCGGGCATGGCAAGCGTCATAAGGTTACGGAAATCTTCGTTCTTGCTTCTTAATTCCATGAAGTCCCGGAAGTCCTTACGCGGTTTGCCCCGCTGGTCCCGGTAAGTGGTAAGCCAGGCCGGTAGCCAGATCGTATGGATATCGATAAAGCGTAATGCAAGTTCCGTACCCTTCACCCTGCCCGTCGTGTCGATATCGGGTATGTTATACAGGACCTCAACGTATTTCATGATCTCTTTATAGTCCTGTTCGGAAAGTTTATACGTCTCCGAATTAAACCAGATCGGGGAAAAGCCCAGCGATTTAACACACAGGGCGTCGCGCTCTCCGGAACATATAAACGCCTCCTGCAGCTTCTGCTCCTTATAGGGCTTTTCCGCATTGGCCGGATTCTTTTTAAAAGCGGCTTCCTCCCTGGAATTAAATTCCCGGTATAAGGCTTTCAGTTCGGAAAGGCCGTTTATATAGTCTTTCGGCTTGACACCTTCCGGGGTGTAGGAAAAACGCCACTGCTTGTCCGGATTCAGGGGCTCGTATATTTTATAGAACTTCACTTCGGGCGTGTCACCCTCGGCCGGTTTTACCAGACATTCGCGCATAAAGATAGGGTATGTCGCAGTCGCGTATTTATAAGTTACCTCGCGATTTTTTACATACCCTATGTATTTGGCCGAATACCAGTGCAGGGCCTCGGCGTTCTCCTGGGTGACACGGGGGCCGAGTATGCGTAACTGCTCCGGGGTGAGATGATCGGCAAGCTCGAAAATTTTAGTACCGTCTTTCTGATCCTGGGAGGCCGGAACCTTACGGATATCCGGCTTGTTTACGTTACGGTTGAGTTCATCGGTTACGTTGTACATGGATGCAAGTTTAAGGATAGCCTCGTTAAACCGGAGGCCTTCCTCATACATGCAGATATCGACAGGACTTTGAGCCGTTCCGGTATCGCCGAAATCCGTTACCTTATAAACCTGCTGGGAACCTTCCTTTCCGAATAACTTGATACAGGCCGACGCGTCGTCCTCTGACGGCCGGCGTTTGAAATGGCGGTTGGTTCCGACACAATCCCGGGCTTGCGGATAATAATGTAGAATTATATCCAGCCCGTTGTTGGTTACTTTGTAGATGTCTTCTGCCTTTATCATCGTTATAAAGTTACATGGTTACTTATTCTTCGTTGTCTTCTTTCCGTCCCGGGCACATCTCCGTCCAAGGTTGATACAGGAAAACGAATAATAACAGCCAAAGAAAAGCGGTTTTACCCGTATAATAAATGACAAAGGCAATCAGCCCCATAAAGGCAACCACGATGATAGCGTGGGCGATGTATTTTAAATTTTTATCTTTCATTGTTCAAACATGTTATACTGAATTGAAAAACCGAATTTGCTTAATCTCCTTTCCTGGAGAAGGGAACGTTTGTCATGTGAAGGCATAATGGCCACCAGGTTCTTTGTATCGAACTGGTAACCTTTCTTCCGCATCTGATAACGTAGGTTTCTTCCGCATCTGATAACGTAGGTTTCTTAGGCGTCTGTCTTCTTTCATGGCATTTCGTTAAGATCGTCTTAGTTTACAGAAGACATGGCACACTATCGCAAAGGATAGCGCTTAAATCCTCCTGTATAGTTTCCTGCTGCTCTCTGTTCAAGTGTACCAGGAAATAACCTTTTCCGCCGGAAAGATTCTTAATCTCCGCCAGATTATATTTCCGGTCCACCGCATCCACGAACGCAGGGGATTCCATGGGGCGGAAGCTACTGAATATTTTATAGGTTCCACTACTGCCTTCTATTCGTAGCGTGGTTAATTCATCGGGGGTGGTAATTGTTGATTTCATTTCTGATTTATTTTTAATTATTCGACTTGTTCCTCACCTTCACGTATTAGGGTAAAAGGTAGTTTGGTACCACAATTCACACAATAAGCTGTTTTACTCTTGTTTAAGGAAACTCCGTCGGAATATTCCCCACCGGAATATGTACCGTCAGAATTATGCACACTCGTGTAACTCATTCTAAACAGATCACTATACTGATAACCGTAAAAACCATTGCAATAAGGGCAAGGAAGCGGTTGTGCTTCAGTTACTTTTATGGAGATTTTTTTGCTCATTTCTGTTCTTGATTTGAATTATTTTTCACCACTTATTTTTAATTTTACCAATTCACCAATAGGATAGGTCGTATGTTTCGGTCTGTTTATTTTCACTTTATGAGAAGAAAGAAACAACGGAACAGATTCTATTCGATAGAAAGTGTAGTAAGCTTCTTTAGGAGCCGTTTTTACATATTTCTTTAAATATTCTTCTGCTTTATTTCTCGTATCAAATGCGGCAAGGATAGAAAACCAAACGCCGTCTTCTTCGTATTTTCCAGATTCCCTTTTAGTTACTATGTAAATTTTGCTCATTGTTGTTTATAGCTGTGCCGGAGGATAGCATCGAACTACCAATAACACCCGCTTTCGCCCTTCGGGGTTATCTCCACACTCCGGCGGTTATTATATGGAGCGGCAAAAGCCGCCCCGGTTATTTATTCACTTTTCTTTTCCGGAAGAAAAACAAAGTCCGCCCAAATATCAAGGAATTGTCGACCGCAATACGCTGCCAGTTCTGACGTTTTGAAGGCAAGCCGAACGCCGATGCTCGCATACGCGTACGATGAATCGATATTCGCGTACGCATACGAAACACCGCCCAACGCGCTCGCGTGGCTGTACGACCGATACACCACACGAGACTTTTCTTCCTCGTCCAACTTATTGTATTCTTCCCCTGTATAAAGAATAAACCAAGGATAATAACGGTATTCATCCTCTATAAATTGAGGTTCCCAGCCTTCATTTAAAGCCTTGACAATGATACGGAGTTTCAGGAAAGCCAGAACGTCAGGTTCAAGACCGAGGGATATTTTATCCCGGCTCCATGCTTCCGCATCAATGCCAATTTCACGGCAGGCGTCCTCAAACGTCTTAATACGTTCTTTTACGTCTTTCTCCGGTTCATCAATAAGAGTTAAGATGCCATTTCTCCAGACGGCCGTTTTACCTTCCGGAATTTCGATTTCTAATTTCTTTGATTTCATTTTTCTTTTATTTATTGGTTTTCACTATGGAAGATTTTTACGCCTGTTACTTCCTCGATCTTATCCTTGGCAAGTTCGGGAATACGACAACGACTACCCCGCCAATTACGAAAGGTATGTAATGGCACTTTACATGCTTCTGCCAATTTAAGGGACATTTCAGAAGATTCTTTTACCGGCAAATTCAAAAGGTACATTCTTAGTTTCTCGCCGTCATCATTCCTTTTTAATTTTTTTTTCGTCATACCTTTGTGATAAATATACTCATTATTATTAACTTTACATAGCAAAGGTATAATTACTGTCTCTTATACACATCTCCGAGCCCACGAGACCCTAAGACATCTC